TCAACGTCCATCAGGCGTAGCTGGTCAGTTTAGATATAACACTACTGAAGGGAAGTTCGAAGGATACTCTACAGCATGGGGTGAGATAGGGGGTGGTGCTGCTGACCTATTGCTCAACAGCTTTACTGGTGACGGCAGTGACGTAACCTTTTCGCTATCAGGTGCCGCAATTGAAAACAACACGCTAGTTTATGTGGATGGTGTGTACCAGAACAAGTCCACTTATGCTGTATCCAATGCAACTCCGGCAGTGGTTACTTTCTCAGAAGCCCCTACCAACGGGTCAGCTATTGAGATTATGGTAGCCGCTATTGCAGTAACTGAGGTCGGTACTCCGTCAGACAACACGGTGACCACGGCTAAAATTGTCAACAACGCTGTCACCACAGCCAAGATAGCTGACGCTAATGTTACTACTGCCAAGATAGCTGACGCTAATGTTACTACGGCTAAGATAGCTGACGGAGCAATCACGTCTGCCAAGCTAGGCGCAGGCGTTGGTGGAGCATTCAATGACTTTGCTATCAAGACATCTGCGTACACAGCAGTCACACGCGACCAGCTCATAGTCAACTCAAGCAGCTCAGTGACAATTACCCTACCTGCAAGCCCAGCAGCAGGCAACGTAGTCTTCATAAAGAACGCTGGCACAGGCGCTGTAACCGTGGGCCGTAACGGCTCTAAGATTAACAGCACAACAGACGATGGTTTATTGGCGGCAGACGCTGGTGCAACCCTTGTGTACGTTGATGCAACGATTGGCTGGAAGGAGCTTTAAGATGGCTATAAGTTTAGGTGGAGGCGGTAGTGCCTCACAAGTAAATGAAACAATAGATATAAACTCAGCAGAGAATCTGATTACTCTAGATGATGGTCGTGTGTATCTGAAGGGTGGTGTAACTGAGACAAACTTAACTACTTACCCTGATGCTACAGCAGGCTATGCATATGCAAATTCTTATATTAACCTTGCCCTTAATATAGGTAGTTCGGTTCCAATGTCAATAACGTGGGATGGTACTTATTTTTGGGTATCTGCCTCTGATACATACATATATAAATATAACTCATCAGGTGTGTATCAAAGTAATTTTAGTGTTTCAAGCCAGACAGGTAATAACGGGGGTATCGTATGGGATGGCAGTCATCTTTGGGTGGTCGGGTATAGTCAACAAGCCTTGTTTAAATATAACACTTCAGGTGTGTATCAAAATGTAAGTATTAGTATAAGTCAAAATACTGGCCCAAGGGATGCTGCGTGGGATGGTACACATTTTTATGTAATTAATAACAGTACGGCAAGAGTCTATAAGTATAGTGCATCAGGTTCTTATATAGGTAATTTTTTGGTATCTGCACAAGATAGTAATCCGTATGGGATTGCATGGGATGGTACTTATTTTTGGGTGATTGGGTCAGCTACTAATAAGGCTTACGCTTATAACAGTTCATTTGTATACCAAAATAAAAGTTTTTCTTTTGCTGCTCAAGAAACAACGCCTTATGGTGTGACAACGGAAGGGTCATCATTGCGGATTGTTGGTGCCGGTAAAACCGCTTACAAATACCAAAACCAAATTGGCGTGACTACTAACGGTTCAGCTAGTCAAATAGCTAATGGCCGCCAAAACTACATAAGGATTAAATGATGACTTTAGTGATACAAGCTGACCATGTCTCGCCAACTTCAGCAGCAATCTTCTGGCGCAATGATGAACTCGCTCGCACTGACATAGCCGCTACAGTATCTGATTATCCTAACGCAGCAGCTATCCTAGTTTACCGCGAGGCACTTAGGCAATGGCCTGCAAGAAACGAAGCTGGTGAATACATCAACGGCTTCCCAGATACAAGACCAGAGGTGAGCTAATGGCTTTAACAAAAGTAAAAGCAGGTGTAATTGCTGATGACAGCATTGGCTCCGCGCAAATAGCTGATGGTGCTGTAGGTACGGCTGCTTTAACATCTACGATAGCCGCTGGTATTCCCACAGCTACTGTAGGCACAAGCGCAAACGCTACGCCCAACACCCATCACTTCATAAGTGCTGCTGGTGTGACACTGACGTTACCTACGCCAACCGTTGGCATGAAGGTGTACGTCACTGTAGGCTCTAGCGTAAACACAATCATTGGCAGGAACTCTAGCACCATTGCTGGGTTGGCTGAGGATTTAACCATTGACGTAGCCAACATGAGCGTAGGTCTCATTGGCACAAGCACATCAGCGTGGGTATTGATATGAGTACGATTACAAGTTTGATTAGTTCTGGTGGCGGTAGCGCCCCTTTGCCGTACCAGCAGATAGTTTTAGGTGATTCTAAAACATGGACAGTTCCATCAACAGGTAAAATCAAAGTGGTTGTTACGGGAGGAGGTGGTCAAGGAGGCCGCTCCCGTAGTGATAATGTAAACACCCCTAACGCAGCTACTGGCGGCGGTGCTGGAGGCTATTCAGAAAAGATTATTGACGTAACTGCGGGGGAGACCTTTACAGTTACAATAGGTGCTGCCGGTAACGCAGGTTCTGTTATAGGTAATTTTGGCAGCGCGGGAGGTAACGGGGGTACTAGTTCTTTTGTTACTGCTACTGCGTCTACAACTGTAAACATGGTTGCTAACGGTGGTAGTGGTGGTGGTTTTTTAGTTAATAACCGCTTTACGCCCTTAGCTGGCGGAGCGGGCGGGACAGCCTCTGGCGGTGATAATAATTACACTGGTGGGACAGGCGGAGAGGTAACCAAAGACGGTTACAGCTCAGAGTACTGTGGTTTTGCTACAGGCGGGGGTGCTGTTTCTATATATGGAGGCGTGTATTCAGGCGGTATGGTAGAGAGTAAAAATGGCGGCATGAGAGGTAGAGCCACTGGGGGAGCCGGCGTTGGCGGTGCAGGCGGGGATACTCTGGGCAACGGTGCGGGTGCGCTGGCTGCTACTGCTGGTGGAAGTGCTACTAAATCAGCAGAGGCATTAACAGCTAATATATCTACTGATACTTATGGCGGAGGCACAAATGGAGCGCCTTATACTACTAACCTACTAAACCAATTAGATATGCAAGGGCCAGGTGGGAATTGGCGTGCCGGTACTGGCACCTCTCTGATTGCTGGTAGTGGCGGTGGTGGTGGCGGTGGTGGTGGCGGTGCAAGCAGCTACAGTAGCAGTGGTACTATGTCAATAAGAGGCGGTAATGCGGGTTCTTTTGGCGGCGGCGGTGCTTGTAGCCTTTATGCTAGCTCTGCACCCAACGCAGGGCTTTCCCGAAATGGTGCGGGCGGTATGGGCGGTGGGGGTTCTGGAGCATTTTGTGGCCCTGATAATATACCTTCTGCTTATGGTAACTGGCAGGCCGGTGGCTCTGGCATTTGCATAATTTTATACATATAGGAGAATAAAATGAGTACCTACATTATTACAAATAACGAAGGTAACGAGATTAATCGCATTAATTCTTCAGCTGCCTTTGTAGAAGAAAACTATCCTAATTGTCACAGCTTAGTAGTTATAGCGACAGACGAATTAACAGCAGAAGAAGCTGGACGTATGTGGCGTGACGCAGAACTGTCATCTTCAGACATAGCTTCACAAACGCCTGACTGGCCGAACCGTGACAACATCCTGACGTATAGGACTGCATTGCGTAACTGGCCGTCCACTGGAGACTTCCCTAACACACGTCCAACTTTAGGTAGCTAATATGATTGTAGAAATCTCAGCAGTAGTTGGTGTACTCAAGACTCTGAACGCAGGCATAAAGACTGTGAAGGAGTCTGGGTCAAACTTGTCAGACCTTGCTGGTATTTTTACAAGTCTTACGGAAAGCAAGGTAGCCGTAGAAACGATTGAGGAGGCTTCTAAGCAGGGTGATCATGTACTGACACAGGAGGAAGCCTTAGAGCTTGCATGGGCTAAGAACGCCATTAGAGAGCGTGAGAAGGAACTCAAGAAGATAACCCCTAGAGAAGTGTGGCGTGACATGTTACACATACAACACAAGTCTCTAATGGAACACAAGCACAAGCTAGAGAAGCAACGTCTAGCTAAGTTACGCAAGCAGACTAAAGCAACAGAAACAGTCAAAACAATCTTAGGGACAGTCTTACTAATCATTGTAGGAATTGGACTATATATCTTAATTACTGGAGGTCAGTAAAATGACTACAATTATTACAAAGAACTCAAGCACTGCAAATGCTGTACCTTCTGCTGGAGCTTTAACTCAAGGTGAGCTGGCTGTCAACGTCACAGATAGGAAGCTGTACACTAAAAATGCTAGTAATGCTGTTGTATCGCTAGGTGCAGACCTGACAGCAAACAGCCCTAAAGCTACTAATAATGTAACACTAGGTGCTAATGCTGGTGTAGCTATAACGACTGGTACTTCTAATACTTTTATTGGTTCACAAACGGGTAAGACTGTTACTACAGCCGTTAGCAATACAGCGTTAGGGAATGAGGCGCTTAGAGATGATGTATCAGGAACAGGTAATACAGCAGTAGGTAGACAGGCTCTTAATAAATGT